CCTTTGTTCTTATAATGCTTAATCAAGTGTTGCTCATTGTCCATAAATCCAGAATACGTCATTAAGTATTCTGGAGTCTTGCCATATGCTTCATCTGAAGCTAATATTTCGCCACCAATTAGTGGTACAATTCCTGCGTGTCTCATCCGAAAAAACCCTCCAAGGATATCTCTTCTTTCTTTTTAATTGCATCCTTATAGGCTTTTGCCCATTGGATATGACATGTTACTCGCTCTTGACCTTTCCACGGACCATTTGCGAGAGTCTTTGATTTTAGCTTAACGTAGTCTGGATACATTTCAGCCAGTTGAGTATGAACTTGATTGCTCAACTCAATTGTTCTATATTCTGAACAGCCACCAGTTGCGTTAGTTTCTGATATTGATACTCTATAACGTGTTGTGATTCTATTAGCAAATCCTTGAGTGAGTAACTGTAGATTAGCGTGGAAATCTTGTGAGGTTGGTAACTTATCCCATACAATGTTTCTTGGTAGATTCTTAGAATCAAAGTATGAGTTAGTCATAATACGCACGTTATTCTGTTGTGGCCAATACTTAAGATCTGGTACTACCCACGATGTAGAAAAGCCGCCGTGATAGATTTGTTCATCATCACACCAACGATTGAAAGTCTCAAATGCATCATCAAACTCAGCATCAGACATATCTCGTGTTTCCCATTTGGTATCAAGATGTTCTGGTGCTGGACCTTTGTACTTAAAGTATTCCATATCGTCATCAAGCACCATATGTCGTGTACCGTAGAACGTATCCCATATCCATTGACGGGTTGGCGATAATCCTTTGATTTCTGGTGGTAAGACTAATACCTTACTCCCATAAAGTGCTTTCATTTGTGCAGCTTCGTGTGGTTGAACTACGAAGCTAACTCGTTTTTGCCATTTTTCTGGTAAGTTATTATAAGTCTTTTGCTTATTGATTCTACCTAAAGTTGGTATGATTAAATGTTCCATAATTATGCAATAAAGTCGTAAATGACTCCGGCCTCCATAAATAATTGTTTAGTTAATTCTGTAGACTTGATCCATTTCTCAGGCATCGTATCGTCTATCGCTGTTGTAACTACTCGCTTAACGCCTACCTGGATAATACCCTTGGCGCACTCTGAACAAACTGGCAAACCGTGGATATACATTGTAGAACCGTCCAGCGACGTTCCGTTGTAGGTAGCATTATATATACAGTTCATTTCAGCGTGAACTACACGTTCGTATTTGCTTTCCTTATTACTATATAGTACTGCAGAATCATTGATCTTTCTAGGAAAACCATTATAGCCTTGAGCCAATACTTGCCCTTTTGAACCTACAGCAATTGCACCTACCTTTTTAGATGGATCTTTTGACCAAGTAGCAATATGGCCTGCAAGATTTAGATATCGCTTATCCCATCGGTAATGTTTGCTTACGCCCCAATCATAAAATTCGCTCATAGTTTCACCAAGTCAAAGTGTCTGTCATAGACATGTAAGTTTTGTACTTGCCAAATGATTTGTCCAGGTTTGACATATGTACATTTATTTAGATCTGCTGCTAATCTATCTAGCACTGCTTTCTGCCAAGCGTAATCGTTACGATAGCCGAAGATCACATCGTTAGATCTCATTTGAACTACACAATCTAGCTTACCATCTCTTATATAGTAAGTCACAGAGTTAGTACAAATAAAGTCATTCTTGCCATTCTCATTATAATCTGTCCATATAGACGGACGCTGATACACCATCGATGCACGACGAGAGTCTGGGTTTTTACATAGCTCATCAAGAACATTCTGATATTGATTACCATTACCTTTTGAATGTATCAGATAGCCATAGTTAGAATTAATCTCACCGTGTCGATTGCCAGTCATCTGCCAAGCTTGCGGTGGATCACGGTCTACGTAGATATCATTGATATTAGTAGATTGACTGTCGTACCAATCCAACTCAGCTTGAATATACTCTTCGTTAGGAGTACCAAAAATAGCTGGTTCGTCTGCATAAAAAGATGCACCAATCAATTCAATAGTTTTACCACCATTGCGATCAGTGGTAAAGTTTTCATTCTCTAGTTCATTGCGAAAGTAGGTGCGGATTTGATCAATTTCTAAAGTCATTACTTACTCCGGTTAAGAAAATCTGTATCGTCAGACTGGCCTTCAATACCGCCACGAGCATAAGCAACCAAGAACGATGCATAGTTAATAAGATCTTTACCAGAGTCTTCAATGGATTCAAAGTTTGGATTATACTCAGGATCTGATTCCATAGCTTCAATTACGCTATATAGGCGTAAAGTTTTAGCTTGGATAATATCGAGAATAGAAGCAACACCACGTGGGTAATAATCAGATTGCTTTATTCTGGAGTTTGGATTCTGGTAATCATTAGATTTTTTAGTTTGAAGTTCTGCACATTCTTGCAAGACTTTTAGTGATTCTTTCATAAGAATACTCCATAATTTAAAGGTATATTATACAACAATTAAGACCAAATGTACAGGGTTTTTTTTAAAATTTTATGCCATCTTCTGCTAAACGTTTTCGATTTTCCATATGACCTTGTTCAGTCAAAACCTTGTTTCCGCCATTATATGGAACGGCATGGAAATTGTCAATCATCATTTGATTTACCGATCTGTCCATATTTCCATAGATGAATAGCTCACCAAGAATACGGCCAAACTTGCCCTTTTCGTGAGACACTAAAGTTACAGGACATTCCAACAATAGCGTCTTTAAGAATGTCTTAGCCTCTAAGCCATAAAACTTTTCTTCTAGATCACGGGTTCTCGATTCGGGTGTATCAATGCCCATAAGTCTAACTCTTTGCTTTTTGTAAGTCATTCCAAAGCCTAGGTCAATATCGACATCGACTGTATCGCCATCGACTACTCGTGTTACATCAACTTTATAGCTATACATTGTGCACCGCCAAGATATGAGCCATATCGATAATTGCTGCGGCTTTATTGTCTACATCTACCGGCATTGCTTCTGGCCACTTTAAGTATACTCTATCGCCAGCTTGCAAATGCTTTGCTTCGGGTCCTACAGCCAAGATTAAAGCAGGTTTTGCTGCTTTACTTACTGCACCTTGTAAGATAATACCACCGGCCGATGTGCTTTCTTGAGTTGCTTCTGTTACTAAAACTTGTGTTCCAATCATTTCTAACATTTTGTTTAATCCTATATTGAAAGCCGTCCTTGGCCCTTAAAATTTATCCTTACACCTATGTTGGTTATTTCGAAGCTGTTTCTACACCAGTACTCTTTTTAAATTTCTTGGTGTACGATACGCCTCTGTAAGTTAGTTCTACAGTCATCGTATTATCCTCTTGTTCTGGATTTTACGATTCTTTTAACGCATGAACCAATGCGAGTCTCTATGTGGACTACCCAGTATTATTTATAGCGTATTTCTAAAGCAAAATTCAATTGCACGTTCTGCTTCTTTGACCATATCGCGTTTACCATACCAGCTACCAGTTTGGTTATCAAGGTCTTGGCATATCCAAGCAATCTCTCGTGCAGTAATAGGATACCCTCGTTGCATTGCATTACCAGCTGTCGATACCATGATCTTATACATCTGTAAATACCAACCACCGCCAGTAATCGCTTTATAGTCTTCCACTTGCTTCTTGTTTACAAATGGACAATCATCAAAGCCAGTCCAACTATAGTTTGTGTTATTGAGCTGGTTCTTCTTATGCTCTAGCAATCCTTTCTTAATAGCTTCTGGTAGTCGGTCGAAGAATGAATCTGATTTAACTACGTAGCGGTGCTTTTCCATTAATACTTTTGGATCCATCAGCTCACCATCATGCGTAAAAATAAAGTTATACGCATCTTTGTATTTAGATGGCACATAGTACATACGGCTCAGATCTTTAGTTTGTGCGTCAGCAATATCACCAATCTCTTTATTGAGTGCATGCCAAAAATGTTTGATCTTATCTGCTGGTACTTGTTCTGTTAATGGAAATACCAAACGAAACTTTGGATGCTCTTTAGTCGAGCTAGCAGTTGAATAACACACGTACTTATAGTTAGAATACTTATCATGGATATTCTCAATTGATCCTTCATAATCATCAACATCAACAATGCCGAAGCCACCCCAAGCAGTTACGTTAGCGTTTGCTCGGGTGGTTCCGGTCTTATATGTAGCGGGTGAGATAAGGGGTGCATCAGTCTTCTTCTGATACTTCTCACCGTTTGCTAAACGATATAGTACTTTTTCAAAGTCGTCAAAAGAATCATAATCCATTCTCTTGACGGTTTTGTTATCATATATGCTATTAAATATCGTTAAAGAGACCATGGTTGCCACTGTGTGATGGATTTTCCCAACCTTCAGGCTTTACTAGATCTGGCAAACCGAGTGGATTAGGTCTGCTCTCCTTTACACCAATTACTTTTGCCATGTTAGCCTTATGTACAGCATCCCATGCTTTATAAGGATCAACACCGAAAGCATCAAGGGAACCGATTGCAATAACACATACATCAATTAAGCCATCGACGATTTCTTCTGCATCACGTGCATCAACAGCAATTGATGTTTCGTTAGCTTCTTCATAGAGAAACTTTAGACGAAAGTCAAGAAACTCTTTGAGTTTATCCGGATTGTTTCTAACCCAGTCATGCACTCCATACTTGGAATGCATTTCATTTATATCGCTTACCCAGTCTTTGCTCATACTATAATTCCTGATGTTGATGGTGCGGCTGATGTATCGATTACAGAATTGGCGGCGGTGCTTTGGCTTATAATCTGAGCAGCTAGTTCGTCAACTGGTTCTGTAATAAACAACACGTGTTCTTCCTTAAGGTGGATTCCTTGTTCGGCTACTTTGCAATATGGTTGAAATGGCATAAATGCGATTTTACCTTCACCACCTGGAATAAGTATGTACGCTTCCCTTACTGTATATCCTTCGCGTTCTTGTTTAATATCGCCAAGAACTTCTTCGCCTGATACTAGTCTGATTAGTTTTACTTCTTTCATTGTTTTCTCCGTTATTAATATGGTCTATTATATCATACTTTTGGTTAAATGTAAACCCCTTATCCAAAAAAATCTTCCAAAGATTGCACTTCTTCTGTCGACCAACCAACTGCTTTGAATATTGGTTCAACTGGCTGTAAGAATGTTTTCTCGAACTGAGTTTCATAGTCAATGTATTTATCCAATGCAAACTCTTTTGGCAAATACTGGTTAAAGCCAATCACGTTTTCTTTGATTGGATTAGGAACTTTGAGATAGACAAACTTAATCTTCTCGCCATTTTTAATTGGTTCATATCGTTTAGTTAGCGAATGAACTTTGAGCTGACGATTATGCATCAACGCAGCACGAACATGGATTGGAGTACCTTTACGATAAATTGTAGAACTGTCTGCGTATTCATTAACTTTAGATACACCACGAGGGAATGCAACTTCGTGAGCTGGTAAAGAGCAGAAGTATTCTTTGAATTGCTGTACTGCCATCTGCGTATCGCGTTCGTTACCTTTCATGATAACCTTGAATAACGCCTTGAGTGCGTCACGGCATGGCGCTGGTGTTGAAGATTTGATAGCCTCAATGCCCATGATTTTTAGTTTAGGTTCTTTGTATCGCACACCTTCGTTATCGTGTACATTTAGAATGTATCGTTTCTTAGCTGTCCAGATGCCACGATCTGCGATAGCTTCTCGTTTCATAACCATTCTGTTTTCGATACCACCCATGCGCTTGTATAACTCGTCATAAGCATCTTTGAGAACTGGTTCGAGCTTTTCTTGCGCAACAGTATCAAGAAAGTCAATTGGATTTTTAGGATTGACTTTTTCTACGAGATCGCCAAGGTTAACATAGAGTGAGTCGGTATCAATTGCAATAACATAATCTTTGTTAGTGTTCATGATTTTATTGAGGTAACCATTGATTGCAACCTCTGCCCACCGAATAGTTAGCTGACCGGATAACGTAATAGCCTCAGCAATACGCTGATCAAAGAATCTGAAGTATCGATTACCAAGAGCACCATAGAGTGAGTTAAGTAGAATTTTGATAGCCATCTGTTGATTTTCAGCTACTGCAATCCGACGTTCAATATCATACACTTGTTGTTTTTCTGCAGGATCTACTTTCTGCAATTCTTTTTCTGCGTCTAGCATTTGTTTCTTAATGACAACACGTTCACTGTACATGCTATCAACGAGAGTAGGGAATACACCTTTCTTGTCGACGTTGAATAATTGACCAGAGGCACCAGTTGCTTTACCTTTATTGTCAAATGTGTAACCTTCGAGTATCTTGTCGATATCAATGCCGACTGTTTCACCACTTGCAATAGTTTCTGTCGACATATTGTACTGCATGATGAGTGATGGATATAGTGAGTTTAGATCAAAAGATACTACATAGTCGTGCAATCCAACATGAGGTTCTTTAACGTAACCACCAGGATATGCAGACTTCATCTTTTCAGAATAGAATGGAATAGCAACCTTCTTTTTCCACAGATGACGATAAATGATTGACTCCCAGATTCCAGTAACGCCGAAAGTATCCGAGTAGTTAACACCACCTTTGTAAGCCATTGTCATCATAAGCGTAATCAAACCTAGCTTATCTTCCATGCGTTCTACTAACTCGACATCTTTGATGTTATAGTCAATAAACTTTTGATGATCATGGAGATAGAGAGTATGGAGTGAACCATGCTCTTCGTAGGATAGTTTCTTTTCGCCTAGTGTTACACTAGCAATATGATCTAGGCGATACGATTCCTGAGCGGTGTAGGTATACTTCTGGAATAGCTCTAGGTAATCAGCAGTTGCAATACCTTTGAGATCATATGCTTGTTGTGTACGGCCCATCTGAGTAATATTTTGTTGATCTACCAACCCCCAGGGACTTAATCGCTTTACCACATCTTCGCTGAATAGCTTAAGACAACGATTGACGATATATGGAATATCAAAGAAGCGTACGTTCCAGCCAGTAATAACATCTGGTGTGTGAGATGGAGTTGACCAATGTGCAATGAAGGCATGCATTAGCTGTAACTCTGAGTCGCACTTCTGATAAACCACGCGATGGGTAGTCATAATAGACGCATCTACATCATAGTCGTTAAGACCCCAGACGTAGTATGTGTTATCAATATTGTTCTTAAGGCATATTGAAATGATAGGATAGTTGGCTTCTTCTGGCTGTGGAAAGCCTTCGTCAGATGCAACCTCGATATCGATTGTACTTACATTAATCTGATTACGATTAAATTCAATATCGCCAGGGAACTCATCGTTGATGAATGCAGGTATGTATTTGTCATTACCAAAGATTTGTCTACCTGCAGTATCTTTGTTTGTTTGAATCCACTCTTTAGAATCTCGCATAGAGTCCATCATTACAGGAGCACAAGGAATGCCATCGATTGATTTCCAATCGCCTTTAGGAGTTGCTACAAAAAGAGTAGGTTGGTATTTGACTTTCTTTTGAACTTTTAAGCCGTTTTCATATCCACGGTAAAGTAGGTTGTTGCCATAACGAGAGACACTAGTATAAAATTTCATATTGTATTGCGTATCCATAACCAAATAATGTGTATATTATATCACAGTCTGAGCACAATGTACACATTTATTTTCAAGGTTGGGGGCAGTTTCCTACCCCCGCATGAGTTGTTGCTTGTGATTGTTAAGACTAGAAGTTCATAGCCTGTAGGTATATGATAGATGGTGCTACACCTAGCACTAAGCCACCTGATAATACCAAAACTACAAATCCTTCTAGGGCCTCAACAAAATCACCATACTTCGCTTTTTTCTTGCTAATATGTTTCATTGCTTTTCTCCAGTAAATGAGTAAGTACTTATCTACTGAGTTTTCGCTGATTGACTATTCCTGTAGGAATTGTTTCTTCTTTGATGCCCCAGCAGACCCTATTTCGATCTTCCGAGGACGCCTCTCTTCCGGAACTTCCACTCTGGCATAAACCACAAGTATACCGTTCTCTAGATCAGCCCCGTCAATTACGACAAATTCGGAAAGGCGGAAGCTCTTCTCGAATTTGCGGGATGATATACCCTTGTGAGCATATTCGCGCTTATCTCCTTCAATCTTACCCCTTACCTTTAGAATACCATCTTTAACATCTAAGCTGATGTCTTCTTCAGTAAATCCCGCAACAGCAAGCTCAATGAGAAATCTTTCATCATCGATTTTTACGATATTGTGGGGTGGGTAGTTATCGTTACCAGTTCTAGCAGAATTATGAATTCCCTCTAGCTCATCGAACAATCCTTCGAAGCCAACGAATAATGAACGCGGCACATTTAAAGTATTTCTAACCATGTTTCCTCCTATTGTTAAGCAAGGTTATAATCTCGTGGCCCGACCATTCGGCACCACGAATATATTTATACAGCTTTGAAAACAGTTTGCAAATTATTCTGCAGAGTTTCCAATGTTATATTTTGGACAAAGTTCCCATTGCGTCTTTTCTTTATATGGAATAATCTTAATTTGTCTAAGAGGTGCACAGTCTTGAGCAACTTCTTCGTTTAAGATTGTAACCAATCCCCAGTCAGAGAGCAAGGTTGCAATAGTGTTTCTTCGTTCCAAATCGTTTTCAATCAAGTTACTTGGCTTACCATCAAGTAGAAATAGCTCTTTAAAATGAACAATAAAGTATCTTCCTTGTTTGTGTAAGATGTGGCATGATTGGAATAACTTCTGATCTTTTCTAGATGCAACGCCAATACGGGTTAGCGTTTCTCTAATCTTGAGAAAATCATCAGGTTCGTTAAGTGAGACTTCTAACATATCGTTAGGTGTCCAGTTTTTCACTTCAATGCTATTTTCGTTTTCCACCTTTATAAATCCTATTTTTCAATTCTTGTAATTGTTCATCATTTAATAACGATAATACAGATTTAGCTTTTTCATTGCTATAGCCATAATACTCTTTGATGAGTTCTAAGTTAGTAACGTCGTTCGGTTTTAGCCATTTAGACCACCGCTTCTGTTTCCTAACTATATTTATAAGAAAACTATATTGAAGCTTTGAATCAAGAGAATGGTGGATATTCATCTCGTTTGCATAAAGCACAGTATCATTGAAGTACGATAGTGCACGATTTACGATAAAAGCATTGTAGTCTTTTTCAGCAACATCATCGACCATAATGTTTTTCTTGCCGTAGTTGATATCATTTACATAATCAAAAGGTTTTACCACTGATGTATCACTCCTGCAATAATAAAGAAACAAGTAATAAAGTTGACTAGGACTACTACACTTCGTATCAGTGCGACACGATCAGCTTCTTTGTCGGTAGCACCAACCTTTTCGCCAAGTGATTTAGCCCATAGCCGCCAGTACTTGTTACGCATTTTCTTCTGCATCTAAGATTTGTTGAGATGCCCTTACCCAAACGTCGACTGCACGAGTGGCAGTCTTATCAGAGAAGTTATCTACAACCCATTGAGCAACGCTTTTGCTTTTGCCGTGAGGGCATAGTGTCCAAGTTAAATCTTCCATTAATGTCTGTCCTCTTCTGCAAGCGTGAATACCGCGTTAGTTATGATGGTTGGAACAATTAGTGCTAAGTGAACACCGATCGCTACTGGAATACTATAGCCTAGCCATCCAAAGTAATAGATTGCAATTAATCCAAAAAAGCCTGACCACATGACAAACAAAGCCATTAATAGATAACCTTGCATTACTTGATCTGGAATAAGCCTTAGTGGATTATATCTTAAATCCATTATGTATCTATACATATCGACTATTTTCTTAAACATTTGATTCGCCTCGCTTTTGATAATCGCGAACTTCTTGGCAAAGCTTTGTGTTACTTTGTTTTAGTTCGTCGACGCGTTCTTGCAACTCTACGATTTTACCATACGCTGTGTATAGTTGCTTGTTCATCTCGCTTACAGTTTTTTCGTAATCTTTCATCATCATTTAAAATTTACTCCTGCCATTATTTCAGTACAGCATGCAACCATATTGAGTTCATGATCAGCAACGAAGCTGTTCTTGTATTGATAATCCGCAAGGATCAAAACCAACTGAGGTATTGATTGTGGTTCGACGTATTCTGCCATATTGTCATAGATCTTTCTGAACAGTGCAGCAGGTTCTTGGTCGATATTATCAGTTACCCATTGTCGCATCTTTTTAAAGTTTTTATCCTTCATCGCACTCATAAGGTTACCAATGGAAACTTCGGATAGCGATACTAGGATGCCCGTGTCAATCTTACCAGAGACTGAGTATCGTTGCAATTCATTGAGTACTCGTCGCCAATCTGGCATGTGCTTCATGATCAATTCTGCAATCACTGCTTGATCATATTCTACGTTTTCGCCATCAAGGATTGTTCCTACACGTTTCATGAACGAGCCACATAGATCTGGCATATCCTTCTTAGCGATATTGAACTCTACAACAGAACATCGAGAATGTAGAGGTTCAATGATGCGGTTCTTGAAGTTACATGTCATGATAAATCGACAGTTGTTGCTAAACTCTTCAATGAATCCACGTAATGCAGGTTGAGTCGACTGTGGATTTAGATAGTCGGCCTCGTCTAGGATTACAACCTTGTAGCCACCCTGCAAAGATACTGTTGATGCAAAGTGTTTGATCTTGTTACGAAGAGTATCAATGTTACCCTCCTCCGATCCATTCACGAGTAGATAATCCAATCCTAGTTCGTTACACAATGCTTTAGCAACAGTAGTTTTACCAACACCTGCAGTGCCGGTAAAAAGTAAATTTGGTATTTCGCCAGTTTTTAGAATCTCTTTGAATGTTTTCTTGAGATGCTTTGGTAGAATAGCGTCATCTACGGTTTTTGGTCGATACTTCTCAACCCACAAATATTCTTCCACTACACAACCTCCCAGTTGATTACAGTATTAACACGGAATGATCTCCATGCGTCTTTGTCTAGACACCATACGGCAACGTGGTCTGATTCAGGTGACACGTTGTCGACAGTGGCAGTAATACCATTTTCTTCTAGGATGCTTGATTTTAAGGTAGATTCCATAACACGAATTTCTTCGGTGTCAATCTTTTTGAATGTTACGTTTACTATCCCATTTTGTAAGGCTGAGATGAGAGCCTTGAGTTCAGTTGCTTGCATAATGTATCCTTCATAATAAATGTGTTATGTGATATTATATCACGTTCAATGTAAAATGTACAGAGGTTATTCGTCAGCTTGTGCCGTCGCTAATGTCTGGGCAGCCGCGGCAAGTGGATCAACACCCCCAGCGTCTTGATAAGCTTTAATAAGCTCTTCTTTTTCTCTTTCAGCGGCTTGAATCTTAAGGGCTTCTTCGTATTCTTTAGTAAAGAAAAAAGTCGATACCGTAAATCTAAATTTTGGCGCGGCCGGTGATGGAGCATTAAATCTGTGAGGAATTTTGCCATCAAATGCTATCATTCGATTTGGCGTATACGGTGAAGTATAAACTACATTTTTTCCGGCTTCATCGTAAAAAAATGTTTCACCTGCCCAAGCATCTTTCCACTCGGTGTTAATATAATATAAAATCACATCTTGATTTACATGAGTATGTATACTATGCGAGTCAGCTATAGTATCACAATTTATAACGCTTTGATTTATTCCCCTGCCTGTAAAATCTTTAAATGGCTTTGAATTAGCTAATATGTCAAGATATTTGCTAGCACCAGGGTCTTTACTATAATACTCCCATTCTTCAGAGTTTATTGAACTATGAAAATGAACTTCCTCTCCTGGAATGTCAGACCAACCTAACGCAAATTGAGTAGTGCGGGTAAGACCATCAATTGATTTATTGTCGTACCAACTAAAAACATTATCGTATACGGTGATTCCAGGATATGGTTTGGTGACTATAACACGATTTTTGCTCATAAATTAAAGACTCATAATAAAATGAAAAGGGGGTTTTTACACCCCCGTGTTTCTTAAGCTTCGGCTTCAGGGTGTTCGCGACCTTCAGGGTCTGCATCAGCTTCTTCTGCAGGTTGAACTTGAGCAACAAATTGTGCAAATCGTTTACGCAATCCGCCAACTGCTTCAAGCTCTTCGCCTTTAAACGCTCCACGCTGAGAGCAAATATCAATAACGCTAATAGTTCCTTTAATGTCTCCAACAGTTAAAGTTACTTCTGCTGGTTCTGCGTCAAGTGGCTTCACCTCTCCAGCTTCTACTGCTTTATCAAACGCTGCTTCTGCTTCTGCAGTACTTACTTCTTCAGTCATATCTTTCTCCTTTTTCAAAGTAGACTAATTGATGGAAACCCGACTATCGGCATTTCCAATATTATCCTCATAGTATTATGAGAACTTGTTTGCATGTTTATTTATACACCAAAGGTTGAACTTTTCTCTAAAGCAATGTAATAAGTCACTGGTTTTGACTTGTTAATCCATTTAGAGATTAGTTTTGATGAAATTTGTACATCATAGTCGCCATCAAGTAATTTCAAATTAGAAATATTCATAATGAAACTAAATGTTTGGCCTGATTCATTTGCGCCAAGGGATAGCTCAAATGTGTTAGCACTTGGGTCCTTAGCATCAAATACCTTAAGTGTAACACCATCAGCATCTCCAACAAAAGCGAGATCGAGATGTCCTAGAACAGCTGCGGCCTTTTTAGCTTTTTGTAACTTCTCTGCAGTCAATTCAACATTAACTTCAGCAGATGGCATGGTGATATCTTTTTCGGGGGTTGTTAGAATAGATGGTTCGGCTGAGTAGTATTTTACTTTGGCACCAGTGCCTTTTACATCTACGGACTTATCATCAAACTCTAACGATGAATTTTCCACAAGACCGAGCACCGATAAGAACTCATTCAAATCGTATATGCCCACTGCGTGGGGAAAATCTTCTACGACCGAAGCTGTAGCAAGAATATTCTTAGCTTCGGAAATAGTCTTTAACTCTTGGCCAGGCTTTAAAACGATGTTCGGGTTAACCGAAGCAAAGTTAGAAAGAATGGATAGAGTCTCTTCACTTAATTGCATTGCATTTCTCCATTTTTAAAATATAGTATATTATATCACAATTTAACACGTTTGTACATAGTTATTTGCTATTATTTGCAATACGGTCGTGTTCATTTAATGCAAGTAAAGCATAATGCAATACCTTCATTAAGTCTTTCCGATGATCGCTAGGATCACCTTTTTTTCCGTAACGAGCATTGTACTTATCTACGTTACCTAGGAAAAAACCAAGACCATGCCCACGATCAACTATTACTTCGGAGGATTGGAATCCACCTTTGCAGTAGTGTCCCTCGTA